AACGCCATCCAGTAGCGACTCAGTTTTGCCGGTTTCGCCCGTGGCCAGCGTTTTCGCCCAGCGACCCACATACACCAGAGTAGGCGCAGGTGATTGTGAGAAATACGCAACGGCAGCGAGATACTCCTCACTGGTGCTGCCAAAGTCGGTGGCTATATCTGCCGGATCCGAATAGAGACGGATGCGTTCAGCAAGCGGAATGATGGTGGCGCTGCCGAGGATCAGCAGCGAACCGAAATTGCGCCCGCTCGCCGCTTTCGGCGACATGATGATGTCGACGCCGACGACATTTGAAACTGGTAAGCCCTGCGGCATAGGTTAATCTCCAGAAATCCGAAAAGGTGCGTCGGTCAGCGACTGGATACCCCAGGTGCTGACGACCTTGCGGCGCAGGCGTACCATCACATCGTAACGGCGCACCCACTGATTATTGAGAAGTTCCGGCGCGGGCCGGATGCTGTCACAGTCCGCGAGCGATAAGCCCCACTGATTCAGCGTGTCGTTGTTCTGGTTTATGGCCACACCATCACGAAACCGGGCGGCGTACTGCTGCCCTGCTGGCCCATAAAAGGAGGTGAGGCACTCCACCAGCTCATGGCGCCACTGTTCCGAGGTCGAATCGCTCTGATTCACGAACGCCGGACCATCGTCAGCACCAATGCCCGTCACACCAAAAGCACACCAGTTGGTGTCAGCCGGTGGGATAGCGGGCTGGTCTGGTTGCCAGCGGGCGATAACCTGTCCTGGGGGTAGCGCAGTAACACCACGTATCCAGCGACTGAGTTGCACATCCAGCTGCACATCGTAATCAGTGTCTGACTGCTGCGGCGTGAGCCAGCCAGGCTGGCCCGTGGTGTTGTCACTCAACGGGCGTCCCTCCATCGAACGGCAGCAGTTCACAGTGTGCCTGAACGAAGCCAGTGCCGTATGCGGTGTACGGATCCACGAAAGACACGCGATAATCACGCCCCTGATAGGTCACGATATCGGCATCCCGCCCGGTCTGGCCCTGCGTAAGGCGCTCAGTGGTGACGATAAGGATCGCACCGTGGACTACGAAGCCCGCTTCCATGCGGCGGTTTTCCAGAGATTTATCCACCGTCACCACGCCAGAAAATGGTGTGGTGGTGAGCGTGTTTTTTCCGAAACCGTCATCGTCTTTCGACATGTGGCGGCGCGTAACCGTCAGGGTGGTATCACAGAAATCCGGGTCAAAAAGGATGTCTGTCACGTCAAGGTCAGGCATTTTTATCCCTCACAACGTATGTGATAGAGCGAAGCAACTGCCCGGTGTCATAAAGCGGTTTGGTGCCGGAACGACCACGGGAGCGCCGCGCGCGGAGAGTGGCTTCTGCCAGCGGAGAAAGCTGGTCACCTGAAGTGATCACCTGCTTTGCGGAATTCATGGCTTCGGTGCCAGCGCGATTGAGGAATGCCTCCGCTGATGCGGCGCTGCCGTCCAGCACTGCTCTGGCCGCCTGCTTCATGAGGGCCGCCACTTTATCGCGCGACTGCGCCACGCCCATGTGCAGAAACGGGCGCGGTGGCAGTTGCACGCTGTAGGCCGCAACCTTGTGCGAGGTGGCATAGTTGCTCTTAGCCTTTTGCACAAACTGCCCGTTGCGTTTGAAACTACCATCGTCCGCTATCTGGCGGTAAACCGTGGTCATATGCTCCGGTACGCGGATGGTGCCGCCGAAACTGTGCAGATAGCCCAGCTCGGCGTTATTGATTTCCATGCCATCTGAACGCTCAGCGCGATCGGACGGAATGCCAACCAGCACTTCCCTGTTGCCGATGTCCTTGAGCGCATCAAGGATGTTCTGCGCGTTATCCGCGCGGAGAATAAGACCCGATTTCACAGTTGCCGCCCTCCTGCGCCGAACATGCAGAGAGTCTGGTAAAACTCTGCGCCGTAGCGCGTGTTGTTCCAGAATCCTGCTGCGGGGTTCAGCGTGGCTGAGTTGTCATAGCTGACGCTGACTTTATCCACCGACTTTGAGGACACCACGCCGCTGTTTGAGCCTCCCGCACGCCCCAGCGCCCCGGCACGGTTATCACCCGCCTGCAGCGTGAGGTAATGCGCGACAAACAGCTCCACCAGATACGGAAACAGGCGACCCAGCCGGTTCTGATCCAGCTGGATATCAGCGAGATTTAGCCGGAACTGGACCTGCGCTTCGGGATAGAGTGTTTCACTGGCAAACTGCGGAAAGTCGGTGCGGAACTGCTGAACGGTCGGAAGAAGGCTATTTTTTGGCTCCATTGACCTGCTCCGTCAGCTCAGCAATTTTCTGCTGTTGCTCTTCGATAAGCGCATTGCGCTCGGTCAGACCTTCAGCCGCTGCGGTGACCTGCTCCGTCAGCTCGCCGTTTTTCGTGGTCAGCTCAGCGTTCTGCGTGGTCAGTTCGGTAATTTGTGCATTCAGCGCGTCAATCTGTGCCTGGCTGGTGCTGTCACCGGATGTGTCACTTTTATCCAGGACTTCGGCATAACGCTGCGTGAACCAGTGATCTGCAATCTCGTTTTTTACGTTGTGCACGCCGACCGCAAAATCGGTCTTGTTATGATCGGCGTCATTAAACGTAAAAGGGGTGTGTACGCGAATTCGTTTCATGTTTTTTCCCGAAAAAAGGCCCCTTGCGGGGCCGGGCATCAGATACCGTCAACGTACAGCATGGTGTCGCTGTAACGCAGTTCGACAGCGCCCACCTTGCTGTAGTAGGTCACCAGCTGGCGAAGGTCGCGATATTCCATCGGAGTGCGCTGCAGCGGCACCAGCGGGAACTGCACGTATTTGCGATCTTTGGTGTAGAACACCATGCGGTTAACGCTTTGCATCGCACCTGCTTCCAGCCACTTAACCGGCTGAATGTCCAGCGGCTTGCCGTTCTGCTTGTACGCGATGGTATTCTCGGTCAGGTAGTCCAGCAGCGAGCGGTTACCGGCATCGGAAACGATGATGGTAGACAGCAGCGCGTACTGATCCGGCGGCAGGCGAAGCGAATCAGGCACAACGGCACGGCCGGTCTGTTTCCACGCGGTGGTAAGGCCATCATTGATGGATTTAACAATTTCCATCGGTGTGCTGTTGGCCCAGGCTTTCGCAGCGTTGATGACTTTGACACCAGCCTGGTTGAACAGCCCTTTCACACCCAGAATGGTGCTGCCCACGTAAACCTGACGGTCGACGTTGAGCTGATAGGTCTGGTTCATCGCTTCCAGCTTCTGGGAGTCGATTGGGCGGCCCATCTGCAACGCAGACGCCAGCTCAAACACGGTCCAAGACAGCTGGCGTGACCACGGGGTCAGCGGCAGCGTGGTTTTCGTGATATCCAGATCCACACCCGCAATCACGTTGGTGCTGTTGCTGATCCACGATTCGCCATCGGTGCCCACTGAACTTGGCGCCGCAAAGCTGCTGTTGGAGAAGCTGGACATTTCGTCTGCGATGGATACGTCTTCACGCAGGTCAACGTCACGACTCCAGGTGTATGCCAGCAGCGGCATGTTGAGAACCGGATCGAAGCGCTCCAGCTGCCCAATCAGGAACGCACCGGAATTATCGATGGTCTGTCGGTCATAGGTGATCATATTCAGTGCTTTCCTTAAATATTGAATGCCAGCTCGGCGATGCCGTTGGCGTCAGTGGTACCGATGAAGTGCGCGTTCTCCACCAGCACGGTGTTTGCCGCGGTCGTTGCGTCAACCTCGGCTTCAAAGCCACCGACTGGCTGTGCAGTCGTGCCGCCCCCAACACGGATGTAAACCGGACCGTTATCGGCGACCGTACCGGCATTCACTTTGACGCCGATATAGCCACGCACCAGCGCGTCACCGGTGTAGTTAGCCGGGTTGGTCAGCTGACGTGCCAGATCCTTATCTGACGTGAACGGGTACGAACGAACGCGGATGCCGTACAGCACAGCCGTGGTGTCACCTGCCACCAGCGGCACGAACTTACCGTTGACCTTTTTACCGGGCAGGCCATCGGCGCTAAACGGATTGGAAGCGTCCATCACAACCGGCTCAACCGTGGAGTGGTTTGGACGCGTCAGCGCGCCGGCATAGCTGAACGGCTGAGTTAGATAAATTGACTGACCGGTCATTATTTGGCCCCCTTCTTAGCCCAGAAATCTTTGTTTTTCTCATTCAGCGCGGCAACATCAGATGACTGTGCGTTTGCGCTGAATGCTGCCAGGCTCAGGCCGCTGTTATTGCGGCTTTTTGCCAGCTCGGATGCGCCGTTGAAGATGCTGTCAACGGTCGCCATGTTCATCTTGCTGAACTCGGCATTTTTGCCTGACAGCGGTTCAATGAGCTTGCGACCATCAGCGGTGCGGAAGGCAGCGCCAAGGACTTCGCGCTTCAGCGTGCCCATTTTTGAGCCTTCCGGCAGGGAGAAGCCCGGCAGGATCAGTTCGGCGCGGGAAAGCACCTCCTGCTGATAGCCGGCATCACCGGTCATTTTGCTCTCTTCTTTTTTGTCGTCGTCGTCCCCGGCGTCACCCGTTGGCGGCGTGAGTTTGTCCGCGATAGCTTTAACGGCGGCTTCCAGTGCAGACAGACGGGCGTCTGTATCACCGTTTTCGTCACCGGTTGGGTTAGATGGAGTGCCAGGCGGGACAACGGCATCCGGCCCTTCTACTTTCACCACGACGGTGGTTACGCCATCGTCATCATCGTCGCCGACCATGTTTGAAGGCGCGTTATTGAGTAATTCTTCAGCGGCTGCTGAATCTTTGGTTTTCACAGCCTTGCGCAGGTTGCTCAACCACTGTTTCGCTTTACTAGCCATGCTTATTCCATCTCCAATTGAACAGCGAATACCGGCCCGCCCATTCGGAACAAGCGCGATGTGATTACCCCGGATTTGATACTGGAGTGCACGTCCGGGGCTGGTTTCGTCGTACTCCGCGTTGTAGCCGCAGGAAACCTGACGAAGGCCATCGTTGATTGCCTGAATGCCGGTTTCATCTTTGATGATGAGGTCTGCAATCAGCAGGTCAGCCTGCTCGCCCTGACCCCGGCGCACATTAGTTGCGTGCCCGATGGTCAGCTGGCGCCAGTTTTTTGGATCCACAAACAGGATGTCGCCCTGCGCGTCCTCCGGGTGGAGAATGACAACGGTCATTCCCTCAAACGAGGCCATGGATTCAGGGGAGAACACTTCTTCGGCAGTGCGCGTGACGATGATTTCACCGTCAGCGTCTGGCGTAATTTCGGGCAGGTCTTCAGCGCGATATGCCTGTTCACCCAGGCGAGCGATCGGTACGTCCTTGCACAGCATCGAGCCGTCAGCCAGCATGTAGCGATTCGGCCCGAGACGGGTGTTAAACAGATATTTCATCATTCACCTGCGAAATTCAGGCACAAAAAAAGGCCGATCTCAGGCGACCTTCTATATGTAGATAATTGTTCAGAAATCCGGGGTATTTAACATAATGATTCTTACCCGCCCCGCGATGAGAGCACTCGCTTTAAAACGCGGGTGAGAGCCTCAAAACCACCAGTTTTCTGACGTAATTAAAGCAAATTCAGACGATAACATTATTGCAACATTCGGCAGCTATTACACTTCACCGCATTCCTGCACTGTAAGGCCTGTTTTGCAATTTTTACCTTAACGCCTTGGGTTGGGTGCGGCTATTAATTCAGCATCAGGGAAAACCACCTCACACCAGCACCGACAGTTGGGCAATGCCCCCGCATGCCCGGTCATTCCATCCAGCGTAGGCGGGTCACTCCAGTAAACGAACTTACCCTCCATCTCAGAATGCGAATGGCGGACGTCACCATCGTGGGCGGTGCGCCAGATATAACCCAGCGAACCGCTGGCAGTTGAGCGCGCCTGCGTCAGCGCGGTAACGGCCCGGCCCACCTCAGTGCGGGCAATCAGCCGGGCTCGCGAGGCGGCAACATCGCCTGATGCTGCTATTTCTTTTGCAAACGCATCAGCACGACCACCAGCGGACACAGCCTCTATGGCGCGGTTCTGAATATCGTAGATCCGCTCAGCGGCCTCAAGCGGAAGTGATTTGATGTACTTCACCTGCTCAGCGACTATGCTGCGCATCACCTGACCGGTTGGCGTATTGCTGATTACGTTTCTCAGCTCAGCGCCTATCTGCTCGCTGTTCTGTCGCCACTCGCGCTCGCTGTGCCGGGCGACAGATGCGGCAAATCCAGTTGCTACCTGATTTGCCCACCCGTCTATGATTTCGCTGTAGCGATCGAGCGAAGCCATAATGTCGGTGACGCTATCGTTTGAACCATCGTAGCGGCCATTTACGATGTCGCCCACCGCCCGCGCTATCTTGCGTAGCTGCGTTGTATAGCTGATTTGCACCTGCTTCGGGATCCGGCGGGTGGTTATCATCTTCTTCGCTGAAGGCTGGCGGCTCTGCCCCTTTGGCATTTTCGATATCCTCATCGGTGATGTTAGAGCCGATGCCGGTGACGCGGGACGATTCACGCAGCTCCGCCATGCCAACATGAAGCGGCATCAATCCGCTATCAATGGCGGCATTTAGCGTTTCGACCGTGTTCTTCGCGACCGTGGACCGGTCAACGTCTGACATCTGCCACAGCGGGTTAAACTCAAAATCGAAGCCATCCGGCAGCGGTGTGCCGAATTCCGAGCGGTGCAGAATTTCAAACAGCCTGCGACATGGGCGGCGGGCGCGACGCTCCTGCAATGAGCCCACATTGTCGTAATAATTCGCGAGGTCAGACTCACCGGTATTAAACCCTGCTGGTGACTGCCCCAGCATGCGGATAAGCGGAATGCCGGTCGCACCGGAAATCTGCTCACCGAACTGTGAAAGGATGTCCGACAGACCCGCGAACGCATAACTGTGCGTCTGGAAATCATCGTTTTTGTCCATCAGCGTCATGCCTTCGATGGACTGGAACGCGCGGATCATCTCGATGTGCTTCATCAGTGCGGCTTCACGCTCATCACCGAAACCGAGAATTTCACGAAGTTTTTCGATGCTGTAGGTGCGAAGGTGAGCTTTGTTAACCAGCTGCGCCGCGCCGGTCGATGCGCTGTCGAACGCCATGATGCGATCATACAGGCGCTCAACCACGGACATACCCCAGCCGTTTTCGGTGTAGGCCTGCTGGTAAGGAAGGCCCACGCCGTCCATGCGGATCAGGCGGGTGTGGTGAATCTTCCAGGCGGGGATGCCGTTCTGCGCGGCCACCACCTCATAATATTTCGGTTTGCCCATGTCCGGGCCGGGTTGCGTGATGATGTCGCTAATGGTCTGGTTCAGCATCCACCGGTCCAGCACCAGCATTCCCTTAAACTGATCGCGTCCGATGGTTTCCATTCGCAGCGGAGAGGCCATGTCCTGACCGTCGATCAGGAACACGCCCACCGCGCCGCCATACAGACGTGACCATTTGGTCATATCGCTCATGGCTTCCCACAGCGCCAGTTCTTCCCAGCGCCCCATCAGGCGGGACTTGGTTTTGTGGTCCATTTGCGACGTAATGGTGACACCCTTGCGCGTCATATCGTCTGCGATAGTGTCAACGGCAGCGCCGACAATCCACGATGAGCGGTAAGCAAATTCCAGCAGCACGCGGTTGCGCGATGTGAAATTCGGCATATAGGTGCCGTGACCACTGAGGTTGCCGGTCTGTAGCCCGAGGCGTGAGACAAAGTTGTCATAGCCGTCGAACGTCTTGACCGGCGCCGCACTCTGCTGGCGCGGGCGTTTTCTACGAGCCATTTTTACCCCTTGCCAGTAAATCCCAGATATCCATTGAGGTGAATTCCATCGGCGCGTAGGCAATCATCACGGAATCAGCCAGGTTCGGCGACTTTGTGCCGTCCGGCTTTTTATCCACGACGATTTTGCCAACGCCATTCACCGAATAGGTGGGCTGCGACAGCTCAACGATAAGTTTGTTTTTCAGCGCCATGGCGCCAGAGATCGAAATGATTTCATCAGGGTTGAAAGGCATCTTTTCTTCAACCGCACGGTAGGTATTGCGGAACAACGTGCGCAAACGCCACCAGCCCTGCGCTTTTGCGTTGGCGAAGAAATCTTTGTTCAGTCGCCCCTGCTGGCCGTGTTCGCCCGGCACCGCTTCATCATCAGGATTTGATGGTGACCCGCTGCCACGATATGGCGTCGCGGTAATCTGGCGCTGACGGCGCTCTTTGCGCTGCTCGTTGATAACGCGGGCATCGCCACGGGCACCGGCCCCCAGACCATCGGAGTCATAACGGTAGGTTTCGAGATTGCTGGCGTCACAGATTGAAAACGCGCGCTGCACGGTCCCGAAGATGTCATCGCCTTTGCCTGACCATTCCTCAATATCTTCCAGCAGAAAGCCATGGCGTGAGGTAAAGGCGTTGGTATCTTTGCCTTCGTCCGCCACATCCAGTGCACCCATGCGTTGCCCGGTGGGCTTAATACCCAGCTTAACGTGAGCATCAACCGCCGCCTGCACCCAGGCTGACGGGATCAGCACGCCCTCAACAGATGCGCTGTAGTTGATGTCGATTTCCT